ACCTATTATTTCCTGTGCCTTAGCTTTTCTAGGTACATTGTCCCAAGGTCTTAACAACTGATTAGCCGAAATAACATTACCAATCAATTCAGACGTTATAGCGTAAGATGTTTGAGTTACTGGCACTGAGTCAACCTTATATACAACAGTGCTATTTGACTCTTTGTAAAGTATATCTATTTCTACTACGTCGTCTGGAACATCGTCTAATGTAACCGTATCGCCCAACTTTGCTTGTAGGTTCAATGTTAGTGAGCGAATATTATTAGTCATCCCCTCGTTGTACGCGTCGGATGATTTGTATATGAAGTTGTTTGGAAGGAATACAACATCAGTAAACGGTGAAAACGTAGAATATTCTCCATCTATGTATTTCCACCTATAAGCAAACCTTGGGAATTTAAATTCAAACATAGGACGCTCTTCTTCTAAAATGCAGGTCCAAGTGTATGTTTGATCTAATATGTTGCTAGATATCGTTATAATATCACCAGTTACAGTAGTTCCAGACTTTGCAGTTACTTCTATTCTTACGGCAAACTCATCTTCAAAGTTTTCATCATTTAGTTCGCTAGCAGACAATGATATTACATCTCCTATTGCCCAGTTTGCGCTAGCGTCTGTAGTGAACGTAACAGAAGAACCAACTGGTTTTACTACAAAAAATCCAGCTCCAGCGTCGTCTGTGAAATTAAAATCAGTATAAACTGGGTATATACCACAGCCAGTTTCTGGAAAAACCTTGCGAGTGCTGCTCATTGAAACACCAAGAACTCCTCTAGGGTTTCTTTTTATAACAGTTATGTCTTGGTTTATAAATGGTCTTCCGTAAACTTCAGTATGCGTATTAAAGTCAACGCTGCCAGATTTAAATCTAGATATATTTATTTTCTTTGGCTCGTAGTTGTCGTCGGTCCAAATCAACATACCCTCAAGGTAGTTAATACCAGTTATGAGTTTTGACGAATCAAAGTTTAGTATACTGTTCTTGTCTACTAGTATAGGAGCAACTTGGTTTGTCTGCTGATTGTATTCTACGATAGCATCTGCTGTTACACCAGATATAAACCAATATATTTTTTCTTCTTGGTCAACTCTTATTGAGCCAATGCACGTACCGTTGATACCAAAAGCACTAGGCCAGACAGTTTGTCCAACTGCTGACCTAACATTTCTCTTAGTGTTGCCTAATATATTTTCTACAGCTCCAACGTCAGAACCTTCAGAGCTAGATACTTGTATATTTAATGCATCTCTATATTCTCCAGGTGGAACAAGTCTTTCGTCAAGATCTTTGTTCATCTTACCTGAAGTGAACACGCGCTTTAATTCTGGCATACCTTAGTGCTTTATGTGCTTTGATTTACCCCTCATAACTTGAGCTATTTCCTCAAGTTTAATATTTGAAAGTCTTATTTTCGCAGTTCTAAACGCAGCGAAACGCTCTCTTTTAAGTCTTTGTATAACATACTCTGGCGTATTGGCTCTGGTAGAGACAATGGCATGCGCGATGTGTTTGTAAACGGCTTCTTCAGCAAATTTATGTACTTGCATCTCTCCATCAAGCGCTATACCATCACTTATGTATTTAAGAGTTATGGTTTTGCCAGACAAATCAGAACTAAAGTATATAGTTGATTTTATCGGATCAATAAAGAAAGTACCGTTGCTCTGAGCGTGTTGGGGTTCTATGCCGTATCTCTGACCAAATGCCAAGTTGAAAGTGGTGTCTTTATCTGCAGACACGTCGTCTTGGTTTCCTTGGTTGTTGCTTTTAAACTTATCCCAAGTATTTGAATTCTGAGCGTACAAAAGGTTTGTACCGTCGGTGGTGTAATTGTAATTGCTGTCTTGAATTATAGCAGCTGGGTTAGAACTCTTCTGAGCTGGGTATATAATTCTTTCAATGCCATTGTCGTCTAACCAAGTAAGTTTAACGTAGTTGACATAATCGTGTGGAAGTACCATAGTTAGCGCCGGGCTAACTTCTATTTCTTGAGATTTTTCAGAGCGAAGAACATCGTAACTTAATTCTTGAAGAGCTCTCTGAGCGTGAAAAGCAACATCTGTTCTTTTGATTTTGCTAATCATTTTATCCTCACCAACATAGGCAATGATAAAATTGTTTATCAAGTCATCAATGCTTATAAATTGATAACCACCAAATTCACTACCATTATAGTAAAGGTGTTCGGTTGTGTTGAATAAACCCATTTTTAAGCTTTTTCTTCGTTACTATTTCTAACTTCTTCGCCAGTTGCTATCTGATAAACAGACGGATCTTTCAATATAAGTCCACAGAGAGCAAGAATTTTTATTACTAATTCAGTTTCTTCTGATGGATGCAACTCAAAATCAGAACTACCAGTTGCGGCGTATTGAGCATAACCAAATACTGTCTCGTAGTTCCAAACGACTTTAGCTGGTTTTTTAATGTAGTTTAATCTAACCTTATTTGCTAATACTATTTCTGAGGAACCAAATACCTTAAATCCATTTATATCTTTTATGTATATAGGTCTAGTATCCTTTGGTTTAGTTAATGGTGACGAATTGTAGTATAGGTATTCGTTTTTATTTACTCTCTCCGCTTCTTTGTTGTTATCAACTAGTATTACCGTTCCTACCCTATATAAATCACTTGGTACTGCATAAAAGTTACCTGATCTAATAAGATTTACTTCTTTTTCAAAAACACTTATTTTCTCATTGAGAATATTGAGCATATCAGAATACTCGGTATCGTTTCCGTGTAGTCTTCCGAATTGGTTTATATCGTAGAAATATTGTTCAAATATATCTAACTGCGCTTGGTTAGCGAACAAATTGAATTCTTCTGGGGTAACATATCCCCGTTGTTCTTTGTTGAGAATAGCTAATACTCTCTGATAAACTGTATCAACGCTAACTGCCATTTCGTTTGTTGTTAAAGGTAAAAAGGGCCACCGTAGCTGGTGACCCTTTTACCACGGTGATTATTTAAGTCTCTTTTCTATATTCTGATAGATCTCAACACCTTCGTCAGTCTTGAAGAATGCCGCTAGTGCAGAGTATGGGTTTTCATCAAAGGGTACAGTCATTAACTTACGCCCATTGGTTGCCCATTTAAATGTTCTCTGATCGTCATCAAGCTTAATGATACCATTTTCAACAGCTTTAATTCCGAAATTTCTGATTTGAACATTTTCGTCTTTTGCAAGATCTAAGAACGTCTTTGGATTTCTACGCGCGTAGATCAACAGATCGCGTTTAATCTCCTTAGATGTCATCGTAGCAACTCTAGAGCCTAGTTCTACGCGTAGGATCGCTTCAGCAACGTCAACCTCCATATTGTTAGCTGCGTTGAGTGCTTCGATTTCCAATTCAATCACGTCAAGTTCATCAACGGCTTCTTGCACTGCGTCGAACTCTTGATACACACCATTTCTAAGTGGGTGGTAAAGTGAAAGCAATTTTTGGAGTGCTTGCTTATTTCTAGGTACAAACAATGTTCCATCTCTGAAAACAATGTGCTCAAGTGTAACTGGACCCTCTTGTTCATCAACGAACGGAGAAGCTTGGTTGGTAGCATAACGAAGTTCTCTTTCGTAACCTAAATCGTTATCAAACCAAAGCAATGGTCTTTTTTCAGTGTGTCTAGCCGGAACAGTCATAATGATCGGCTTTTTTCTAGAAATAAGAAAGTATACTCTGTCTTTAATTTCCCAGTCTTTTTCGAGGCTACTGGATACCTTTTTCTCTTTTGTCATGATTTTATAAAATATAAGAATTTTTAGAAGGGAAGCGACCCCGGCCATACACCGGGGTGCCCCCTAAACTAAACTGCTATTAGGCAGCGGTTTGCTTGAACAGGATGAAGTTGTTAGCGCCCTGAACGCACAAGCAGCGCTCAGAAAGCATGTGAACATTCATCTCGTCAATGTCGCTGGTGTAGTTACCACCAACAGAACCAGTGATCCAAGACTTCATGCGACGGTCATCGGCTTCAGAAGCGCGGTAGCGAACGTGCAAGAAAGGACGTTGGATGTTCTTACCAAGGGTTTGGTCGTAAACCGTAGAAACACCAGCAGGAACGAGTACGCCGTCGATGTCAGCGGTAAGACCGCGAGTAGCAGCGTCGTTCAAGTATTTCCAGTCGGTTTTGTAGAAGTCGTAAGAACCACGACGGAAACCAGAGAAACCAAGGTTCAAAGCCATATCAGCCGAGTTGTTGAATACTCCGTAAGAAGTACCACCAGTACCGTAGCTGTTAGCGCGAGCAAGCATGTTGTCGATAGCCAAAGAAGTACCTCTGTTCAGGAACAGCATGTTCTCTTCGATAGCACCCTGCTTGTCAAGCTCCTTAAGGATAAGGTCGAACTCAGCAAGACCGTTAAGACCAGTTGAGTTGTTGAAGTCGTGGTCGTTGAATACCAGACCGCGAGACTCAATGGCGGCGAAAAGACCTTCCGTACCACGAACCGTAGCAGAAGAAGCGTCAGTGATAGAAACGGCAGCTTTTTCAGCTTCAACCATCGTCATCTCAAGGTAGTCCTCGAAACGAAGGCGAGTCTCGTGCTCTGACTTCAGGTACCACAGGTAGCCAGAAGTACCAAGCTCAGACGTAACCTCAACCCAACCGATCTGAGCAGTGTCAGAACCGTTGATGCTGTACTTGTCCTTGATGATGATGGGGCTATTGCTGAACTTCTGGAAACCAGAGTCAATAGAACCCTGCATACCAGCAGAACCTTTACCGAATTCAGAACCGAATACGAAAACCTTCAAATCGGGGTTCGTACCAACGGCTACGAAAGAAGCAGGCCAAGTGGCAGCATCGTACGGGAAAGCCTCAATAGAGTTGGTGGTAACACTCTTAACAAAAGCACGAACGGTGTCGTAACCTTTTGCAACAACGATCGTTTGGTTAGCACGGATAGCGTGGTTAGCAATAGTGATCGTGTTGTCGGTGTTGTCGTTAACGGTAGCAATGACAGCGTCGTCGTATGCTACGTGAAGACGGCCCTGCTCGGTCCATACAACCTCGTCAGAGGCCATAGGCATTTCAGCACCAACCATACGCAAGAAAGCAGAAACCGTACGGTTACCGTAACGCTCTACTTCTTTTTCGTATACTTCAGGAAGGAATTGCTTCGTGAAGTTGAAATCATTGTCTCCAATCGAAAGGTAGTTCTTATCGAAAAGGGTTTTAGTGGGAGAAGGAGTCAGCCCAGCAGGGTATGCTCCACCATTTACAAAACTCATAGTAATATGTTTTAGAGTTTATTATTATTTATTGAACTTAACTCGAAGCCTCGAGCTGCTATCACCTGAGACAGCACGGACTTGCACTCCCCCAACTTGAGATACTCCCTCGTGTTGGCTTCTTGGCTGCATGTCCACGTTCTTGGACCTAGCGATGCTTTCTTTGATTGCATCAGCTTTTCCTTGCTCGTAGAAGTGATTAGCTATAGCGTCAGCGTTCATAGCGGTGAACAAAGCCTTGTGGTATCCCTTAGCATCTTCAATAACGTTCTCTTTGTTTAGAAACTTTCTAACGAAGTTATTAATGTCGCTCTGGGAGTTCTTGATTTCGTTCGGATTCTTCACATTGAATCTATATTTCTTATCACCAACGCCGTATTCAAAACCTTTGAAATCGTTAGAGAAGACCTCATCGGTCTTCTTAAGAAATATATTTTTCTGTTGTTCAGAAATTTTAGCTACACTCTCTTGCTCTTTGTTATAGCGGTTAAAGAAATCTACTGCCTTTTGTTGTTCTTGAGTTAACTTAGAACCGGCCTTCAATTCAGCATAGTAACGATCTTTCATGTCAGAAAGGTGTTTCTTTGCTGAGCTAGCCTCCTCTTTGAAAGCTAGCTTCTTTCTTTTAATGTCGATTTCATCATCGAGTGTTTCATCGTAGCTGAATCGATCCTCTATAAGAAACTGAATTTCCTCGTCGTTTAGATGAGGTTTTGTTTGCTTATAGTATTCTTTTATAAGTTGGGACTCGTTAAGTGAATTAACATCGCGATTCAGTAGTACGTAGTCCTCGATAGTTCCACCAGTTTCATTTATGAAGTTTACCAGTTTTTCAATGTTCTCTGGTAAATCAATCTTAACCTCTGGCTTTTGCTCTTCTTGGGTATCTTGAGAAAGTTGATATTCTTGCGGTTGAGTTTCCTCTTGCGCTGGAAGATCAATTACTTCTTCTAGCAGGACTTGCCCTTCGATCCCATTTTCTTCGCCGGGCTGCTCTTGCTGCCGTACATCTTCGCTGGGCTCTTCACTCCCATCTTCGCTGGGCTGTGTTTGCTGCACATCTTCATCGGGCTGCAACCGCACGGTTTCATCTTTGATTTCATCTGTTTGTTTGTTTGATGGTATAAATACGCGTATAACGCCATCATCGGATTTGGCATCATCTTTTTGAATTTCTTCACTCATAAAATAAAATATTAAAAAATTGTATAGTTATTATATCACTTGGGTTCAAATGAACCTAATTTGAAATCGCCGCTAATTATATCGTTACCAGCTGATTCAAAATCTTTAGCTTCTCCGCCAGTCATTCTTTGTTCTATCAATTGACTTTGCTGTGAAGCTTGCATTTTGGTTCTGTCGTCTTTTCTATCTTCTTTAAAAGATTCTTTTTCCTTATAAACTCCAGCTTCTAGTTGCTTGAGTTTCATATTTAATTCAAACTCAAATTGCATTAACTCTTTCTTAGCCTGCTTTTCTTCCATTAATCTCTTAGAAGCAAGCGATGACTTCATTTGTTCAAGTTGTATTTTACTTCCAGTTTCAACTTGTATCTTTTGAGATTCCGCAATCGCTACGGCTTGTTGCGTTTGTGCATTTGCCTGCGCTTGAGCTTGAATATTCTGCTGGGCAATCATTTGATCGCGCTGAAGTTTACGCTTTCTTCTAATCTTCAACAGTTGATTAGCAAGCTTAATATTTTTAACCTCTCTGATGTCAATAGCATCTTCAAGGTCTATAGTCTGCTGTGCTAGCGCAACTTGAATATTATTCTCAAGCATTTGTTTCTCTTCTGCGTCTGGCATTATATCTATAAAGATACCAAAGTCATGCAAATGTAGGTTAGAAATCTCATCCATCGTAGCTACATTGTGAGCACCTATAGCTTGGACAAACGCTTCTCTAGTTGGAGAGTATTCAAGTACGTCTGATATTCTCAATGCTATTTTCTCAGCAAGGTCAGAAGTGATAAACAATCCAGCTTGTAGAATGTGTCTAGTTGCGGTGTTTGAATTTGCAGCAGCTAACTTCTGAACACCAACCAAAGCCTTAGCGTCTGGAGTAGAACCATCTCTTGCTTCATTGAGGCCGGTGACGTCTCTTATCATTTGTAAGTAATAATTATACGTACTAATGAGTTGAGGAATCTTATTTCCGCCAGATCCAGATGTTATTTCTTGAATTGGAACTTTTCCTGGATTCATGTCGCCGTCTGACGTGAACGAACGACCTACGATACTACCAGTTTGGAAGAACATATTAAGCGCTTCCTGCGGGTTGTAGTTTGTTCCATTGCCAAGGTCGATTTCAGCAAGTCCATCAACGTCAAGATAGATACCGTCTGGAACTAATCTAGACAGCACCTGTTGAAGTTTAAGGTGCGTCAACTGAATCATATCAGCGAATCCAGTTATACGCGAAACTAGAGACTCTATACGACCCTTATACATTCTAGGAGCTACGATGCTGTAATTGAGTTTTACTTTCGTGTAATCGCTCTTTGGTCTCAGTACATTCTTGGCCATCTCCCACTTAAGGAGTTTTTCTGTACCAACAACAAAAACACCTTCATAAAGAACCTCAAGAGATCTTGACAGTTTAGAGAACTGCTCAGCAATATCTGCAGGAGGATTAAACGTGTCGTCTTTAATTATAATCTTACTTGCTCCAGTAGCTGTTTCTTTTACCTTATAAACTTCGTTCGCGTAAGTCTTGAAGTTGAAGTACATTATCTGAACAGTATTAGCATCGATCTCATTATGACCGCTAACACCGCTACTTCTAACTCTGTTGTTTTGTATACCCTGAGCAATGATTTCTTTTAGGTCATCATCAGTAAGTTCTGGAAACTGCTTTTTAAGCTCGTTAATGGGTATAGACTTTATTTCTCCAGCGTAGTAGATATCTTCAAAGTATGGAGACTCAGTGTATGAATAAATAAAGTTTGCAGGATCTACGTACTCGACTTTGATTCCTTCACTCTTAGTAAACACGTCTTTAGAAACACCAATGCCAAGGACCGTGAGGTCGTAGTATATTCTTTTCTTTATGTTCTCGTACTTACTACCTTCAAATATCGTGTTTATAGCTTGTTCAGCAGCTATCTCTATTGCTTGCTTGTAATTAAGCTGCATATGAACTTCTAGTTCTTCTTTGGTTTCTGGAAGTTCGTCTTTATTGTTCTCAAATAGGTTTACTCCAAAGGCTTCTTGTGCAAACTCAGATAGTTCCCTAGTCTGCATGTCTCTGAGAATAGACTCCATATACGCTGTTCTCTTAGATACGCCGTACGGATCTTGAGAAAAAGCTTTGATTTCAAAAGTTCTTTCAGCTATTCCGTTAACTACGATGTCAACGAACTTAGGAATAATGGGAACTGGTTTCCAGTCTAGATTCAAGTAAGACAAATCACCATTGATAGCCAATTCATCTTTATACTTTTGGATAGGTTGCTCTCCTCTAGCATAAAGTCTAAGGCTGTGAAATGCATTTTGGTTGTTGTAGAATCTGTTTACACCAGAATCTACTTTAAACCACTCTTGCTCTATAGCTTTAGCTACGTTTAAGCCATACTCGTAACTGGCTTTTTCTCTATCGCTAGCTATTTGACTAGGAAAGTAACTTTTTACAACTGATTCAGCCATTTTTTATTTTATTATTTCGGATGAAAACCCTGAATTTTTAAATCTTGCTAGACCTAAACTTACAACATCTCTTTCTATTGTCTTCGTTGGCGCGTAAAGATGCCTATTGCATGCCATTATAGCCAAACCAGAACTAATAGAAGCGTCATGCTTTGTTCTTTTATTTATGTCAAACTTAGCCCAGTCGTTGAGCGTAGTGTTAAAGTACATCGTACCATGTGTATCGGTATCTGGATTATACCCGACATAATTTTCTATATACATCTCTATAGCGGCAGCGTGTGCCTGCTTCATATCTTCACTAGAGTTAGGTATACCACCTATTTCTCTTTCTGTAACAGATAGTTGATTACTTCTTCTATCTGGTCTATTCATTGAAAAACCCCTATAACCTCTTCTTCTTATGTAGTACAGTAATCTAGGTTTAGCGTTCTCTGCTAATATTGGCATACCATAAAAAACTATAGCCATCAACACATCCTCAAAGAATATTTCAGCAGTTTGAGGTCTAGCTATATATTCAAGAAAAAACGTTGATGGTGGAACATCTTCCATAGAGAACTTCGTTAAACCGTGTAATGCTCCTTTTGAACCTCTACCGTCAACAGTTCCAGATATATCATATGAGTCACAACCAAATGCACCTAAGTGTTCATTGCCAGGATACTTCATCCCATTCTTTACAATCACACTATTTTGAAGATTTTTAGGTGGAAACCACGATATTTTAAATCTTCCATTAGGATCTGGATGAAACACAACCTCAGTATCTTGTATTCCATTGCGCCACTGGAAGTTGCCAACACTTATAACTCCAGAATTTCTAAGTCCTTCGTTGTAGTCTATTTGATCGTAAATCTTAACAAGATTAAATAGACTATTCTTCATTTCATCCCTAAATGCGTGCTCCTCTGTTCTTGGAAACTGACGGTAGAATTCGTTTAGTGCATCTTGACTATGCTTTAATCCGTCTACTTCGTTTTCCCAGTGCTGTATTACTCCTTCGTATATTAACTGTCCATCTGGACCTTCTACAGCGACTTCTGGAGTGTCAAAAACAGGATTACCATACTTATCTATAAAACCCTCATAGTTCCATTCCATTGGAATAAACAAACTATAAAGTCCAGATCTTGTCTGTCCGTTTCTATTTCTCTGAGTCACGTCTGAATCGTAGTATAGGTTTTTAAAGTTATCTCCTCCTTTTTCCAAAGAATTTGATGTTGAACCCATCATGCACTTTCCAACTATCCTACTACCTAGACGTAGACACGTTTTAGTTACGCGCCAGTTATTTAGAATATTGTCCGGTCTTTCCCATTTTCCACTCTCGTCGTGAACAAGTAGTTTTAGCTTTTCACCGTCGTACGAGTTATCACCTGTGTTTTTCCAGTCTATTGTTGTGTCAAGACCTTCTAGTTCTTCTCTCTGATCACCAGATGATATTCTCTTTCTGGTTAGTTTAGACGCAGGAACCCTAAAAGCCAATTCTGTTTTAGGTCTATCCATACCATCTTGGATTGGCTTGAAAAAGAAAGGATAGTTTACAGATATAGGCACAACCTTGTCTGTGAACATTTTTTTGGCATCGTTACCAGTCTTAGACAGTATTCCAAATCTAGCATCCGATGTTATAGTGGCTTGATTAACAACCTCACCGCTAGCCATAAATGAAAAACCACTACGTCTGTTCTTTAGATAACACATTCCGTAGCATCTACTATCTGCTTTTACAGCTTCCCAGAAAATAAAAAAAAGTCTGTTTGCCTCTCTAAAGTCTGGATTACCAACGTCAATCTTAGACCACTGTAAGTACATATAGTGTGTACCTGTTATATATGTCTTTGTGCCGTTATTCTTAAACCAGAAACCGTTTTCCCTTCTATTGAACTCTTCGTCTATGTACTGTTCCCATTTAGCCTTAAAAGAATCATCCGTGTCCCGCCAATCAAATATAGTCTTTATTGACTGCAACTGTCTAGGATACTCTTGTACTTCCCAATGTCCTGATTCAAACTCGTGCACACTCTGCGGCGTCTTTGGTAGGGCAATCTTGAGGTTTTGAATTTCATATATATCGCCTATCTCGCCGGTTTTGCTTATGACAACAATATCGTGCTCTTTGTCATAGCCGTACTTCCAACTCTTAGATTTATTTAGTCTCTTTACGGTGTTTATGCGTAAAGGTTCTACTACTCTATATAAAGTTTGTTCGTACATTATTTTGATCTACGCTCAGCGAATCCCTTAAACGCTTGCTTATCTTCTCTTTCTATTGGTCTGTCTTCTAATCTAGCTTGCTCCTCTTGAATTCTTGATAAAATTTCAAAAGCATCAAATATAGCTAACTTCTTAGTTGCAGCAGCATTCTTTAATCTATCAGCAGACACATCGTCTTCTGTATTTGTGATGATTTTTTCTTGCGCGACCTTTATGAGTTCTTCTACAGCCTTATGCCCAGCTTGGATTATACTCTTTTTCGTTTCCTGAATATCCATAGTTTATAACTATTGAGTCTGAATCTACTCTATACATTCTCTCGCCGTCTATTATGAATTCATATTCACTTCTTGGGCAAAAGCCAACCAAATCGTCATTATTAAAACCAAGTGACTCAAGTTTAGAATCTAGATGTTTTAAGACACCAATTAATTGTTTTTCCTTTTCTTCTGACCAAATATCGTCAGACTCAACTGGCTTTACAAAACAGTAGCCATCAACAGGATACCACTTTCCACCCGGCTGTCTATGCATAAATATTTGATCTGGACTAACGATAAAAACGTCATCAGCAAAGTATGCACTACTATTTTTTTCAACACCTCGTATGTCATAAAATCTTCTAAAGACGTTATGATGAACAATTATTTCTTCACCTGGTTCTATGCCAAAACAACCAACACTTGGAACACCAACAACAACACCAACTCTACTAACGTATTTGTGGTCTTGCAAGTCAGTGTTTAATATTAGTTCAGTTCCGTCAACGTTTTTTTTATTTACGTTTCTAGAATCTTTTGGCCTAACAACAAAGTTGAATATTGATCTCATATCAGTATTCAAGATTATACTCAACAGCTATACCCATGTTTTTATTGAAATCTTTCCAAGGTATAACTTCTTCGTTTTTCTGTATGTATATAGTGAATTTATTATCTTCTTCTATTATACTACAGATACAATGCCCTCCATAGACATCTTGGCCTATGGAGTAGTGCATTGCATCGTTTTTATAATCTCTGCCGATACTTATTTTTCTTATCAGCTTTGTCATGATTACTACTCTGGTTTTACAACTCGCAAAGGAGATTCTTTAGAATCTTCTTCTTGAACAGTAAATTCACCAGTTTCAAGGTTAAGCGTTCCGTGACCATGCTCAGCAGCAAGATCGCTCATAAGCGACTGAATTTCATCACCGCTATTGCGGAGTTCAGCTACAAGAGCTTCTTGACGAGCAGCTAGATCTTTTTCACTGACGTAAAGAGCGCCAAGTTCCATTTGGATCTGCTGTTGCTTTGCTCTGATTTCACGAGCCTTATTAAGTTGTTCTTCTGACACTTGTGCCATGTTTAATTTGATTTAAGTTAATTATTGATTTATTAGCAGTCTACAGCGTCTTCGTAGCCAGCCTGAGCCTTAAGATGGTCGTAGGCTTGTACGAGGATGTCAGCAGATTCAGCATCGAGCACGGGCTCAAAGCTAAAGTGCGTGCGGTAGATAGGTTCAGCGTGCGCCTCGCGGGTTGCCTCAGATGCGTAGGTAGCTACTTCGTAGTGGCAGAAGTTCTTCTTAACCCAAGCTTCGGTAGGAGGAGTAGGCATCGGAGGAACGGGATTGCTATCAGCGTCTACGGTAGGCTCGGAGGGAGCAGCGTATACATAGGTCTTTTGATCAGTTGACTCGTAAGTAAGACGAGTTACTTTGTGATAAGCTCCGGAAAAAGTCATTCCGAATTTATCAACGGTTGCGGTTACAGCCATTTTTATTGTTTTTTTTAAAAAAATTGGTTATACAAATATACAAAAACATTAACATCCACGGACGGCAGATATCTTTCCATCGCTTGCTATTTCATAAACGGATGAACCAGACTTCCACCACAGTCCACCCCCATCAAACGAAGAAGACAGCGAATTGTCCGTGTATAGAGTTACGTTTACTGCCAACGAAGTAGACGACGAGTACAGGGTAATCGCATCGTATGCCTCGGCACACGCCTGGCTCCAATCAGCGTATCCTTGCTGTCCATCGCCAGCCAAGAACGTGAATGCTGTGGCGAATGAGTATCCGTAGAACTCAGACATAGCGTCAGGGGTAGACTTACCAGCGGTTGCGGAGAGCGAGCGCAAGGAGTTGTTTCCCTGCGCCTGCTGTAGCTCCGTTCTGATGTTGTCGATGCTTATCGCTCCCGAGCTCTGAAGTGCCATTATCCTAGTTTCTTTTCAAGTTCTTCCACACGAGCTGCGAGTTCCTTATTGGCTTCAATCAACAGTCCAATCAGTTTCTCGTAGCGTACAGCCAAGAATCCAGTGTCGTTGGTCCTTACTGCGCTAGGAATAACCTCCTGCACCTGCTGGGCGATGATACCAGTGTCGTGCCCTTCGTATCCGTGTGCGTGCTTGTACTCGGGTTTCCAGTCAAAATCTACACCAGTGAGAGACTTCACCTTATCGATGGCGTTCTCAATCGGAGTGATGTTGTACTTCAACCGCTCGTCAGACGATGAGTAGGCTACGATGTCGTTTGATGCATCAATACGTCCAGCGGTTGCCGAGGGCGTTACGTTGACACCGAGCGCTACTCCGTTTACGTATACCTTCTTGTTGAGGTTGATTTGGTCAACAGCACCTGCTGCGATAACGAGCTGGTTAGAAGAGTTGGTGAACATTGCACTAACTGATGAACCGCTAGTGTTATGAATACGATATCCTCTGGTGTTATCTGAGTGGTTATTTACTAAGATTGTCGGAGACGTTGTAGTGTTAAATGTTACATCGTTTGATGTAGACAGTCTCTGATTTTCTTTCTGTTGTGCCCAAGTTGTAAAGTTATTTGAGTTTAAATACTCAACCCATCCAGACCAGCTATCTGCTGATACGTTTCGTTGCATTAACCTCAAGGCATTGTCTTCCCATCCCCAGGCAACTTGTGTTCCCCAATAGTTACTTGAATTACTGTGACGGAAGTTTTGAATCATCCACCAAGTACCAGCAGGGCCGCTCGATGAAATTTCCCTGAACGATGTTGCGTGAGCTGGGGTTTGCCTGAAACTGTATATAGCGTCAGATGAACTTCCAGTTGCGTACTGGTAGTTTGCAGCGTTTACGTTTTGTGAACCAATGTTCCCAGCGTGAATAACAGCATTACCACTGCTAACGTAAACCATTGATGCATATAAGTCCTTGCTTCCGTATGTTCCAGAACCAATCTTTACTGGACCACCATCGTAGTAATTTAACTCAAGAGGGTCTGTGCCTCTTCCGTTGACAGTATCTAAATATCCATTTCTACCAATAAGTCCATATGTTTGGTCTCCAGCCCACTTTAAATTGTCATAGACAATTTCATTCATTCTAGATGTACTAGCAAAGTCTCCATAGTATCCAGTATCATTAGAGTCATAGAAGATTGGGGCACGTAAAGAACTTCCAGCCTGTAAGCTGTTGTTAACATATACATTCCCCCCTCCAAGTGGGTCTGAACCATTGTTAACAGACATCACTTGAGTGGACATATCATAGTCAGTGTAAAACCTTACACCTTGATAACTTGAGTTAGCTCCTATCTTAATACCAGTATGGTAAGCAATATGAAGGTCTGGGTAAGGCCAAGTCCAATCACCGCCACCCTGATATATTGCGTAAGGAGGAAGTCCGTTACCAGAGTTACCACCCTCACCATAAAACCTTAATACGTTTATTCTTCTGTCTTGGTTGTCTCTCCAGAATGCAGACTCGTGGTATCCATCAACAGTGTCGGCATTACCAGAAGATGAAGCATAGTTTACTGACTGCGAACCAATATTCCCAGAATGAACAACGTATCTCCACCCGCTGTACTGGTCATCATTCCATTGAGTTTTAAAGTAAAAATCACCAGTATGAGACCCCCATAGTTGGAATCCAAAGTTTCCACCACGCATACTCAGAACGCCACCATAGGTGTATCCGCCTGGAGGATTTGAATGCGTATTATAGTCGTTTACTTGGTCAAAACGAATAACACTATCTGAAGATTGGTATGTTTGGAAGTCTGATGCTGCGTTTATCCCACGATAGTATAAGTATCGAGACGAGCTGCGACCATCTAGATTTGTTGAATTACCAGCGCTTGCCGCATAGTTCACTGAAAAGTTTGATGGATTCCAAACATAGAAATTTTCCCCATCGTTTGAGCCCCATAACCAGGTAGGTTGGCCGCCTTGGCTTGACCAGTAGAAGTTAATGTTTGTTCCATCAGAACGTCTAGGATACGCTCTACCATCTGTAGTAATCCAGTTTCCGTAGTTACCCAACTGGTTTCTAACGTGAGCAAGGCTAGATTTTCTAGACCATCCATCTCCATTAGAAGTAATAAAACTACTAATTGCTGGGTTTTCTGTTTCTGGCGTGTTAAAGTTTATGTGGTTAGCATATATGTATCCATTGCCATCACGTTGAACAACGTGATTTGCTGATACTCCTGTTGAGTAGCTAAAGCCTAAAGAAGTCAAGAATCCACCATAGTTGCCCAAGTCATTAGTAAACTGAGACAATGCCGTTGGACGAGAGCTTACATTAGTCCAGGCCACAGAACCAGCGCTTGACGCGTAGTTAACCGACTGGCTTCCAATGTTGCTTGTGTTAATTGCTGAACTTGCAAGCTGATATCTACTATCAAATAGTGATTGTTTCTTAGTTCTTAAACCATCAATACGTGATGAGTTTATACTAGTGACTGGGGCTGGAGGGCGAACATTGTACTGTGGAGCTCCACTATTTTCATAGAAATATGTACTAGTTGTGTCGTATGCAATGTCGGGAGTTCCAACCTGATTGTATCCACGAATCTCTTGGTCTGAGTAAATGTGGTACAATGCGTGACCGCCACGTAACATAAACACGTAACCCATTGAGTGGGTGTAGATGTACATATCAGCACATACGTTGGTGTATGATTCGTTGAATACACGGAGTCTATCAGAGTATTCAGCGCCGCCCCAGCCGCCAAAGTTTCCTTCCCAGTCTAAGAGAAGACCACCGTGGTGAACCCCACTTCCGACAGGGTCCCAAGGAGCCTCTTCACTATAACCTCGTTTAATAATAATTCTTCTCCAAACATCTTGGTCTCCCCATATGAAGTGGACGGGATAGTATGTATTAGCGTCACCTTCAACGTAAATATCACAAGAGTATGGTAAGGTTGCTGGGTCTAATGTCTTCTTTAGAGCGGTAGCCTGAGCGCCAGATATTGCAACACCACTTACCTGTCCTGCCGAGCCTGCTGAGTTTGCATAGTTTACCGATTGAGAACCGATATTACTAGTAGTAATAGCAGTAGAAGCATTTTGCTTTGCTCCTAGTAGATTAGAGATGTAATCACCAGCCCAAGACATCCAGATGTTTCCGTCTTGTGGAATTTCAAATCTACGTGACCAAGAATTATTACTGGCGCCAGCTCCGTAATAAAAACTAACACTACTATCATTGTGAATTAACCATTTACTGTCGTGCGTTGTGCTTCTTAATGTAATAGATGGATATGTACCATAAATAGTTAACTGCTCAGCACCAAAGTCTCCCTCTCCCCAGTTCTTGTTTATTCTAAGATGGCCATTAAATGTAGATGTAGCTCCAGTTCCATATGCGATAGTCATACCTCCATAGGTTGACAAACCTTGACTAGGAGTTTCAGTCTGCCCCTGACCCCAACCAGAAGGATGACCAATACCTACTTTATTGTATAGGTGGATGTACTCATTAGTAAACCTACCACGGATACCATATACTTGCATAGACTCACCTCCTGAGAAGTACGTTGTTCCTGCAATGGTTGAACCTCCAGAAGTAGATACTTTACCAGCAAATACATTAGACAACCAATCACTGTAGTATGCTGACCAAATGTTTCCATCAGATGCAATTCTCAATACAGTGGTTCCAGATGCTGAATAGTCACCATTATATGTATTATTCTTCTTAAAGTACCACTCACTATTGCCTTGACCTCCCCAGTGAAATGCGCCAGATGAATTCATAGCAATAGCACCAGTGTACGAACCCCAGCTTTCAAAGCTCATCTGAGCTGTTCCGCTAGATGCCTTGCCTATGTGCAACTGACTAGCAGTTACATACATAGAGCTACCCTGTACGTTTAACGAACCATTTACAGTGGTACTTAAAAGATTTGCCATATTACTTGTTTTCTAACTTGTTTACTCGTTCCGTTAACTCTTGCACAGCCTTTAGCAAAATTACGCTCAGGCGTTGGTACTGGATACCTTGAGGCTGGCCGTTCTCGTTATAGGTTACAACCTCTGGGAACAGCTCTGCTACCTCTTCTGCAATCAAACCAATCTCCTCCTCCTGTGAGGTAATCTTGGTGTATGTCACAGGATTCAACTGCTCGACCTTAGCGAGTGATGGTTCAAGCGGTTGGATGTTCTCCTTGAAGCGGATGGACGAAGACTCCGTAAGTGTGCCTTGGATGATTACGTTACCAGCGAAGGTTACGTTCTGCGCTTCTACCTGTACGTCTTGGTTTAGTGATACGTTCCAGTACGGAGCGTCAGCGTGGTTGCCCCAGCTATAGGCTGTATCCCAGTTTCCATCTTTCCTTGTGTCACCGATGTAATATGCTGCAGCACTTATGTCTCCGTCAGTTGCAGCTCCAGATGCATACTTTCTGATTCGTACACCTCTATATCTTCCATTAGTCTCATTTGAGTCCTGCTGACCAAAGTAAGCCCAAGCTGCATTAGCGCCACCGCTATGAGACAGATTTAGTCTAAATGATTGAGTCCAGTCGTGACCATTTCCCCATATGAACTGACCATTTGAACGAATGTACCACGTTGTGTTTCCATTGTAATCGGAAATCACACGGTATGCTCCACGAGTATAGTCGTCAAGATAAGAAGCAGTAATGTATCCAGCGGATGCGTGGTTTCCCCATCCGTATGCGGTATTCCAGTTTGATATGTTGGTAGACGAGAAATCTCCGCTATGCCATAGTCGCTTCCAAGATGTCCATACGTCGGAATCTCTTGAGTTTCTTACGTATATACTGGTATCACTGTATAGCGCTGTGACTAACTGCGTTCTGTATGCGGCTCCATCTCTATGGAATGAGTACTGTGTACCGTAAATATAGTCTCCAGTTGGTGCATTTGTGCCTCCAGCTTCAGCAGATAAGAACGCTACATCTGGGAAATCTGTCTGGTTCCAGTTTGATATAAGATTAGTTCCTCGTCTATTCCCAGACTGACCATATATAAATCTTGACGAGTCAATTCCATCTAACAAATCAGCATCAAGACCAGATGCAGCGCCATCGTTTCCAGCGTGCCATATCTTATTACCACTTCCGTGTTGAAGTTCTCCAGCCGAAGTTATTTTTAGACCACCATTGGCCCACTGGCCGTTCCTAGCAATCATAAACTCGTCACCACCCATAGTGGCTACCTGATACCAAGCTCCACTTGCAACGCCTCCAGAGCGACCCATACGAATACCAGCACCGTTGGATTCACCAACCCAAGTAGCGTGCTGATTATACGTCATTACTCCAGGCTCAGCTCCACCGCCTGCGCCAAGAACACCATACGTTGTTCCATCACCCCAAGCATTAGAAGCGACAAATGAAAGCTTATTCCAGCCTCCAGTAGTAGTAATTACAGTCTGCCAGGTACCGTTGATTGTAGCTCCACCAACAGTAATTGCGTTTGTGGTAGTATTACCACGACCAGTAACGCTAGACAGAGTATCAGCCTCTGTGAATGACGTTAGATAACCAGCCGTAGCGTGATTACCCCATCCGTATGCCGTGTCCCAGTTGGTTTGATTATATCCAGCGATTTCAGTCTCACCCCCGAAGAAAGCAATTATCTCTGACTCCGTGTAGTATCTATCGTCGTGGTTGTGAGTCG